CTTGCGTGTCATCCTTTGCTTCACCTTTGACAATAAGTTTGTCGTTATCAAGAGTGATCTCAATATCTTGTTTGCCGAAACCAGCAACTGCCAGTTCAATGACGTATTTGTTTTCGTCAGACTTGTAGATATTGTATGGTGGATAGTTTGGAATATTCTTGGTCATTTCGTCATGTAACTGTAACATGCGCGACCAATGATCATCGAAACCTACAAATAGTTTATCGAAGTCTTTCCCGAAGACCTGTGGTAACAATGTCATTTGAACCTCCTTACTTCTTTACAGAAGTAAACTTGGTGAGTTCTGCAGAAACAACATCAACTGCATCGAATGTTGCTTTGGCAACAGACTTAGCGAAATTTGTTTCTACATCTACCAATGTTTGAAGCGCATCAGCCACAGTCTTGTCTTGAACATAGTTCTTGACGAAGATGGACTTAGCACCTTGAATGGTATCAATAGTTGTGTTTGCGATATGTAACATTGAGTTCTCCTTAAGTTAAGCGAGTAAATTGAAATTCGCCACCCCAAATGGGCATGGCAGTTTTAGTCGGCTTTTATCGTAGTTACCGACTAACTACGTTCCCATCCCTGGGACAATTCTATTTAGGCAGATTCTGCTTTCTCTGCTTCCGCTTTTTGCATTTCTGCAACCTGAGCATCGCCTTGCTGTTTGATTTTACCAATCAATGCTACGACCTCTTCAAACGGATGTTTTCCTAACACACGAAGAATAGTATTAACTTCCTCTACTTTCAATTCAAGTTTGATCATTTCGTTTCTTTCCTATGTTATATTTAGGCACAAGTTCCCACTGTTCCTTCTCCTTAAAGGAGACCACTTTGATCTGCGATAGAGATGCTTTCTGCTCTGCTCTTGATGGATTGATAATCTTTAACAGTTCCCAATCTTGCAAAAGCGAAGCGATCGCATTCCTGCGCTCGATATCACCGCTAGTGATATTCGATTCTTTTCCATCCAATGCAAATAGTTCTTTGAAATGGACGATGAAATACCTGCCTTGCTTATGTAGAATATGGCAAGACTGGTATAGTTTGTTTTCTTTTCTGGAGGCAATCCCGATACGGGTCAGAGTCTCTCGTACTTTGAGGAAATTGTCTGGTTCGATCAAGTTCACTTCAAGCATTGACTCAGGCGTCCAGTCATAATAAATCATCTCGACTGACATTATTTTCCACCTTTTTGTAGTTTTTCTTCAATAGTATTTAACTGCTCTTCAGAGAGTATTCGGGCAGCTTCCTTAGCCTTCTGGCTAGAATACCCGAAATATTCTTTGACCAAGAGAATAGCTCTAGTTTCTTTATCCTTTTTTGCCCAAGGACTATAGCGCTTCTTCTTAGATATACTATTTAGTAAATACAAAAACTGCCAATCTCTAGGTGCATCGTACCTACCGTTCATCTGATTGGCTTGGAAAATGGTATCATGGTAAAACGACAACCCTTTATTGACCATAAAAGGGCTGTAATCTTTATTGGCTTGGGGGTCATCTTTAAATAAGTTTTCTTTGGTCTCTGTTATAGCCTTAATAAAATCAAATGGGCTCATCGTATCCCACCTCTCTTAGATTCTGATGAGACGCAGCGAACCTTTTATTGGGGAACATCTTCTTGAGATTCTCTCCAAGTTCCTTCTGATTCGTTGATTGAGTCAAAAACTTATTAGTATCTTTCTCATATACCAAGAACATGTCATTATGTTTCTCGATTGTAACGAACATAACATTCTTTTGTATCTCCTGCTCTCTTTCTTTAGCCTGTTCGTTAAGGATCCCGATCAGAGCATCCATCTTTTTGGTTGCAAGATATTCTCTGAATCTGTATCCCCAGATGAAAGCGACAAGCAATCCTATTAGATAAAATATAGTATCCATGTTACTTGAATTTACATTGAATCATTATTTCAGTAAGAGCAGCCATGGTATTTATCTCTTGATCTGCTACGAAAGCAGACTTGTATTGATAGTCCGCCAAGATAACTACTAGTGCAGGAATTGTATTTGGTTCCAGATGTTGACTTGCATTATTAAACAATTCTCTGAAAAGAGTTGGACAATCCGAATCAGATTGTTTAGCAACCCATTTACGAACCTCTGTGAAGTTTGCATCTTTCAAATGTTTTATCAATTCAGTGAACGAGTCTGCGGTCATGTTCACCATGATGTCTGAATCGATCTTACCTGCTACTGAATAGCGTTGAAGTTCATTTAGAATTCTACGATAGTCTGGAAAGTGTTTCGTGATTAGTTCAGCGACTACTTTAGAGTCGAACTCAATGTTCTCTGTTTTGAGAATTTGAGAAACTCTTTTGAAAAATTGAGCAGCGATTGTTTGTTTCTCTGCTGAATCAATCTTGAATTCAACAACAGCACAACGACTATGTAGTGGCTCAATGATTCGATTCTTGAAGTTACATGTGAATATGAAACGACAGTTAGAAGAAAACTCTTCAATGAAGTTTCGCAGGGCAGGCTGAACAGACTGGGCATTCATGTAGTCTGCTTCATCTACAATAACAACCTTCTTAGCATCTGTCAGGGAAACAGTTGAAGCAAAAGATCTGATCGTAGTTCGCAGAGTATCAATACTTCTACCCTCATCTGATCCATTGATCATAATATATTCTGCGCCAATCTCATTACACAATGCTTTGGCTGCTGTTGTCTTTCCTGTTCCTGCACTACCACTGAACAGGAAAGAAGGAAGTTCTCCCTGTGCGATATATTCTTTGAATGTTTTCTTTATAGACTCTGGTAAAATGCAATCATCAATCTTCTGTGGACGATATTTCTCAACCCACAAAAAGTGTTCATCACGAGATTCAATCATAATATAACCTTAAGTAATTATTCAAAAGAAGAATCAGATTCTACAGCAACATAGTATACCAAATCTCCTGCAGTTGATTTAAAACGAGAAATCTTCTTATTAGAAATTGTGACAATATAATCGCCAGGAAGCATCTTCAGATTGTCGACTTTAATATTGGCTTTGAATTTCTTAGATGTGTTTCCAGCAAAACAAGAATAACTATTGCCAGTCGCATTCTTCTTATCGCCAACTTGAAGATTGATTGCTGAGCCATCGCCAACAACCTGCAGATCTTCTACCTTAAGAACAGATGCAGTTCTGCCAATCATGTTTAGCATAGTTGAAGTCAAAGTAAATTCAATGTCTGCGTCTGGGAAATTGATCTTGTTCTTTGGGACAGTCAAAACACTAGGATCAGCTGCAAAGAATTTAATACTATTGCCACCTTCTTTGATTACAACATACTTGTCTTGAAAGTCCAGATCTGGATCTCCAAATAAAGAAAGTGCTCCAAGGAATTCGTTCAAGTCATAGATGCCAAAGTCTTTTGGGAAATTCTCGGATACTTTTGTATCAGATACTACGTTCTTCTGTCCAGAGATAGTAGATACTTCATTCCCACTCTTTATCAAAAGATTAGTATTAATTGTGGCAAAGTTCTTAAATAAGTTTACCGTTTCTTTACTGAGTTTCATTGGTGTTTCTCCTGTCAAATTTTATATTACTATGTATAATAAATCACTTCTCATCTTTAGAATACTTTACATCATGCTCATACAAAAACATCAGACAACACATTGCGTGAGCCAAGTGGTGTGCTCCTGATTCTGGATCAATGGTTTCTCCTTCTTTATACGCCCACAAATGTCGTTGAAGCGCATCAAAGTACCTGCGCTTAGAATCTGGAACATGCTTCCAGTTATCTGGTTCGTATTTCTCTGCCCCAAAAGTTAAAACATCTACCGTGGCTCTTAATGCGAGTGGTGGAAGCAAACCATATTGGGGTTTACCTCCATCAAATTTACGACCACCAGTAGTTGCCGTTTGGGATTCTTTTACAATATCTTTCTGCTTAAGAATCATTCGACCTCCAAAATGTTATCGAGTCTGGACTCTCTAAGGAAAATCCAGACTCAACCATCTTAGATGCGGCTAAATGCTTCTGCACCAAGGACACGGTTAGCGACAGAGATCATCTGGCGTGATGGTTTGCCAAGACGATACTTCATGGTCTCAGTGCCATCACGTAGGACTGCTTTGTTACCATAAACACAGTAGCCCTGACTGCGCAGCTGATAAACTGCATCATGCGGATTCTTCAAACCGAAAGAACCTGCGATCTGCTTCGCTGTTACTTCGTTGCCTTTCTGAAGGAAGTTCAATAATTTTGCTTGTTTAGACATCAGTTATTTCTCCATAGTATAGCCATCATAAAAAGACTGGGTAAGGGGATGGCAATACCCCTACCCAGAAGCGGAATCAAACTGCGATTCCATTCTCTCTAAGAATCTGATTGAAGTCTTCTACATCTTGATCAACTTCTTCAGACTCATTAATGATTTTCTCTAAGCGAGTTTGATCATTTGCAACAGGTTTGGTTGCTGCAGGTTTTGCTGCCTTAGGCTGTTTAACCTTTACAACTTTTGCCTTTGCGACTTTGACAGGTTTAGATGTCAACTGCTTAGTATAGTCAGACAACTCTGACGCAGTAGGAACAGGCAGACCATACACGCCACGTTCTACTTTGTTTGATTTAAACAACCAGTTAGGATAACCAATTTTCACCCCACCTTTGGCGCGTTTCTTAGCCAATTCTTGAGTGATTGCAATAACTTCTTTCAAAGAAATACGACCAGACTTTTTCAGTGCAGGAGAATGCTCAATGAGAGCAACTACACATTTTTTCTGAGACATAGAAAGATCTGCAAATTTTAACATAACGAAGTTCCTTTCAAGGTTAAGATAATATTATACAATAATAATTAATAAAGGTCAAATTAAACAACAGTTTCCTGTGTTGCAGGTTCTGCCGCGACTGTAGGATCCGATGGAACCTCTGGTTGCGGATTCGCAACTTTGTCATACAGATCAATAAATGCGGACTTTGTTGCAGCATCGAAACGATTGCAGCAGAGTTCAACTGCCTTGTTTCGATTATTAAAAATCGCATAAGCACGCACAATATGAATCATACGACGGGTTGTGATAGTTTCATCTACACCACCATCAGCAAAGGTGCGACGGATTGCATCAGCCCATTTAACTAGGGTCTCGGCAAACTCTTCATCAAGACAATTGAAAGATTGCATCAAATTCTTGACGATCTTAATTTCAACTTTAGCAACAGGATAATCTTGATCGAATGTAACAGCGAATCGTTCCAAGAATGCCTCATTGAGAATATTGGTGCCGATATAACGACCATCGTCACTACCCTTACCCTTGGTATTCGCAGTTGCAATAACATTGAATCCAGCAGCAGGAATGATCATCTCATTCTTAAGTTTGAAGTAATATGGTTTACCTTCGAGAATCGGTTGCAAGCAAAGCAATGTATTTGCTGAGCCAGCATCGATCTCATCTAGCAGCAGAGTAATACCCTGACGCATTGCGATCAGTACTGGTCCCTCGACAATCTCGACGTTGCCGTTTGTCAAAGTCTTAGAGCCAATCAGCTGATCTTCGTCAGTCATCATATTCAGATTGACCCTGATTAACGGACGCTTATGCTTTGCGCAGATCTGCTCCACCATAGTGGACTTGCCGTTACCCGTAGGTCCAGAAACATATGCAGGATAGAAAATTCCTGCTTTAATGATTGTCTCTAGATCTGAATAGTTTCCAAAAGGCACGAAGTTTGGATCCTTCACAGGAATCAATTCTTTCGTGTTTGAATAGTCTACAACAAATGATTCTTTTATTTCTGGTTTCAACGCAGTGTTTCCTACTACTTGAGGTTGCTGACCACCAGGAATCGCATACAGTCCACGACCGACCCGATTGACCATCAACCATCTTGGGGATGTTTTTGTATTTAACTTCTTCATTACAGCAAGCAACTGAGAGTTCTCAACGATCCCACGATTAGCAACATCAGGGAACATCTCGTTCATCACATTCTCAAATTGCGTGCGAAACTGCGTATCAACTTTTGTCATCACAAATCTCCATAATCAAGGTTACAAGAATAATTATATTATTATTGCGAATTAAAGTAAAGCAATAACCCTACAGACAGTAGGGTTATTAAAACCCTTATGCTACCACGTTTATAAACCTATTCAACAGGATCCTGCTAGTTCTTTTGGTATTCATATAGTTACCAAATGACTTTGCAATAGAGCGAGCAGTTGAGTCATTATTGACTTCTAGTGAGGTTTCTACAATTTTTGTAGAAGAACATGGTATCATATACAACTCATCACGACCAGAGTTATTCACGAGAGCAAATCCATTATCTCTAAATTGTTTTTTCCAGGAATCGATTAATGACCCAAAATTAGATTGGAAATCTGGTAAATTTGCATTTATCGCCCAGCCTAATGAACGTCTATCATTTTCAACAATATGAAATCCTATCGTCTTAATTTGATAACGATCTTTAATCATATTAAGTAAAGTCAATGTCTGCCTTGCATTATCTCCACTTATGGGATAAGTCTTTTGTGTAACATCATCCTTGATAAAATTCTGCTTTGAGCAGTATTTGCGTTTGTCTTCATCCCAATAATGTCCAGTTAAACCAGACTCAGCTCCAGGAAATGCACACATTGGGGTACCTTCGCCATCAGTAAGAGTGATCAGAGTTGTTTTCTCAATGCTGTGTTTCTTGATATAGTCTCCGATGTTATTGTATACCCATACCAATGCTTCATTAAGTGGTGTTGAATTTAAGGAAAACCCTTCTTGAGCAACAAGAGTTCCAGTTAACAGTCTGCGTGACATATCATTGAATTCAGATGTCGTCATTT